TTTTAACTCTATGAAGTTATACGGTCTGGAGTTAGTTAAATAATGGCAAATAAATACGATCCAAATGAAGAAGAAATAAAAGCAATTATTTCTGAGGCATACGATGAAGGTTGTGAAGATTCTACGATTGTAGAATCTTTAAAGGATACTTTTGATATATCCACTGCTACTGGTTATCGGTGGATTCGTAACAGTAAATTAGAACGTAATCGACCTGATGCTTTTATTGCTAGGGAATTAATTGAAGAGTTTAAATTAAATGCTATTGAGTATTCTAATAAAACTTTAACTCAATTAAAAAATACTCATAGTAATAATCCTGTAGAAGTTTTAGAGGCAATTGATAAAGTTGCCTCTATTGTTTGCAAGCTTAAAAAAGCTTGAGAATTTCTCATAAGAATCACACTATTTTCTTTTCTTAAATGTCAACTGATTTCTTAATTAGGATCGAACATCCTAACGCTTATTCCAAAGATTCACTAATAGAAATTCTTAATCGGAATGGAATTAGTGGCTGCAAAGTTACAGTCTTAGACCAACAAGATCCGAAGGATCCTGACGACCCAAGACATTATTTTCCTTACATTGCTTACTAATGTCTAACGAATTTACTGAGGCCGCAAACTTGCGGCTCTTCGAGGATATTATTGAAGACTTAATTCAACAATATCCTGATATGCCTTTTGATCTTTTAGAACAAAAGGCCATTAAACTTTTTAATTTGGAGAAATCTTATGGACATTAATCAAGCTATCGAAGAATGGTTAGAACTTTGTCCTTGTGATAATTTCACAGTCAAAGATCAACAATCTTTTGGTGAAAAATTTAATTGTTCTAAAACTATTACTTTAAACTTTAACCATGACGATCATACCGAACCAACAGATCAAGAAATGATGGCTGCGTTCGGTACTAAATGGCATGATGGCCTTTAACAAAACTCTTCTTTAAACTGTTCTAATCTTTCTTCAAATAATATTCGGCCTCCAGCTAGTTCCAATGTGTTCATTGGTACTTCTTGAAGGCCGTTTTCTCTTGCTATTACAATTATTGCACTCCCGACTTTGATTCCAGTCATACGTTCCAATCCCCAAGCATAAGCTGATAATTGTAAACGATAATCATCTAACCAAGCGTCAGGTTTAGGCTTGCTTGATCCACTTGTCTTGAAATCTAATATACATAAATTTCCACTCTTCTTATAGTCAATTAACGCATCAGATTGACCAGCATATCCAACATCATTATGAATGGAAAATTCACTAGCATGAATGGCTGCTACGTTCTCTTCTATCCAATCGGCCAGATTTGACGCATACTTTCTAGCTGTCCAATGGACTTTACTTGCTCTTTCTTTCGCTGTTTGAATGGCCTTTTTTGTAATTGCTTTTGGGCCTCTAGCCAAGCCGTCTTCATAGAACTTCCAGCAACCTCTAGCATTGCAGATGTTCCTATTGATCTTTGACCCAACTTTAAGTACATACTCACAATGCTCATGGCTAATTGTTCCTCGGTTACATGCAATCTCTAGTTCATCAGCACTCCCAGGTCGGGCCTTCCAACTCTCTAGTGATCTCCTCTTGGCTTCGGGAACTGTGTTACTTAATATCGTAGTCACTGAGTAGTAAATATTCCCTTCTGTATCTTTATATGTCCGCATTGCTTTGGAATCATCACGCTCCAATTCACTCTTCCTTAATGAAGCCAGTAGATCCTGACGCTCTTCTACTACTGGTTTCATTAGATATATCTTCCCATAATTAAAATACTATGAATGGCGTTTTTTGTCACTGGTACATCTCTGGATAATATTTCTTTTCAGCTTCTTCTCTTGCTTTTACTGCTTCATCATAAGATTTACCATTGTATAACCAGATCTTTTTACCTTTGATAGCTGGATTTCCTATATAAGCTCTCCATTTCTCTCCCTTTTTGTCCCAGAAAACTCCTGTACGTCCAGATTTATTATTACTCTTAATATCTATATTATGCTGTTGGGTTCTGTTGTTTAATAATCGTAAATTCTCTAATCTATTGTTTGCATAATCCCTGTCTTTATGGTCTATCTGAGAAATTCCAGGGTTCTTTTGCGTTCCAAGATAGAAACATATTCTATGAGCTTGCCAAACTTTATTTTGAAAATCAACTTGTATATATTTTCCTCTGCTATCTAATCTTTTTGCAATATTTCCTGAGTACCAATTCTTTAATTCACCTGTGTAAGGGTTGTACCTAAAATGTTCTTCTAGGTCTTTCAAAGGTGGAAGTGGGTTGATTGCTGTCATACGAGTTCTTTAAGCCAAAGAATGTTTTTTTCTGGGTGTGATTTTTTAGCCTTTGCATAGGCTTCCTCTTTGGTTAAGCCCCAGTACTTAACCTTTCTGCTTTGCGTTCCAATCTCAGACAATAAAAATGAATGGAGTTTTTTGACTGGTGGAACATCTGCTGCTGTAACGCTTCCTGTAAATTCCATGATTAATGAATGAAAAATATATATGGGCCTATTGGAATCAACTTGATAGAACCTGTCAAATCGAACGAGACGTTCTACTGCACGACCACAACCCATTTCTGTTCCTCTTGAAGACTAAACTCACCCTCAATCTCATCAGGTGACTTCTTGAAGAACGGGCAGTTGATTACTCATAGTCAATGCGTAACTACGCAATAGACCCATATATATTATATATAAGAGATCTATTCAGGATTGAATGGATCTGCTCCTGCTATAAGTAAAGTAATATCAAATCCATTGTCAACCACTGTGTCCCACTCCTTTTCTATAGCATTAGCATCTACGTTGTCATCTCTATCTATGATATTAAATGTATATTTAGTGAACCCTTCTTTTACTTTATGTAAAGTACAACTAAAGTCTGAATCTAAACCGATACCTTTACGATACTTCTTTAGTCCAGTTTCCTTTTTGATCTGTTTAAAAATACTAGGCTGACTTACTTCAAATATTTGAACAGATTTAGTCTCTAAGTTCCAAATAGGCCAAACGTAACAATGAGTTGCTGGACTATCAGATATATTTGCTTTTAATCCAAGCTTGTCATTATCGTACTGAACTTTTGTTCTACGATACTCGCCTCCCATCTCTTTAAGAATATCTTCATTAGAAGGTGCTTCTCCTACAAGTGGGAACCTGAATGGCTTTTTAGTTCCATCACCAATATGCTCACCAAATACTTGCCAATATTCTAATGGATCTTCTTCTAGTAAAATAAATTCAACCTCTTGGTTGTTTTCAATTTGATTAGGACGGAAATACCTGTCACCAGAAGAACTTTTATCTGGCTCATCAAGAGCTTTTTGATACTCTTTGTCGGCAACTGCTGAAAATTTCATAGTTGAATTTGCTGTTAAAAATTAAAAGTTAATTTGAAAGTTAATGCAAAAGTGAATCTTGCATAATATTATCCTAACCCCTTGACGCTAATATTGCAACTATGCTTAAAATAAAAAAACGCCCTTGATCTCCTCTAAGATCAAGAGCATTAAGAAATCTACTCTAATAGGATAGTACATGAACACTGAAGACTTTGCAAACTCCCTTGTAGAAGGGTTGGTTTACGCTCCCATATATGCCAAGGGTTCTCTGATGAAATCAGGGAAACCAGCAACAGGTAAAAATCCTCTTGAAGAAAGTTACGACAGAGAATTTGGCCCTGCTGATGTAGCACTAGCTCTAAGAAAAAATTCTGACCTTCAAGCAGTTGGACTTTTTACTGGTATCAGAGGTAAAGGTATTGTCATCCTTGATGTTGATAAAAATCATCAGAAACTTTTAAAGCAGTGGGGTAATACTCTTGAAAACGCTCCACAAATTACAAGTCCTAAGAAAAACGCAGCTAAATATATATTCAAAATCCCTGAAGAACTATGGGGTTCAGTTAAAGGTCATGGCCTAAGACAGGAGGACGGTGGAGATTATGAAATTCTCTGGGGAAGACAAGGTGTCCTCATGGGTGCTTATCCAGGTCACAAGAGAACGAATACTCCAGAAGGACATTATCTGCTTAAAGGAGATCTAAACGCTATTCCAGACGCTCCTGCGTGGCTAATAGCAGAGATGAAGGCTCCACCTAGAACGAACCAGAATAGAAAAGATCTTGATTTTTCCGATAGAACCTCTGATGAGATTATTCAAATCATCGGTGACTGCTTAAGCGTTATCCCTCACAAAGGCGCAGGTAGTAGGGAGCAATGGATTCAAATCGGTATGGCAATCAACTCTGCCTTACCTAACGATATGGGTCTGGCTTTGTGGTCTAGCTGGTCTGCTCAAGACCCTGATTACTCTAATGAATGGAACGATGCTGACGATCATCACAACCCTTGTACTGAACCGTGGTACTCCTTCAAAGGATCTGGTGTTGGTCTAGGAACTTTAATTTGGTTAGCAGATAGAGAAGATCCTAAGAGGACACGATTTCCTGAAGACATCGCCAAAATTGTTAAAGCAGCAGAAGACAAGCAAGTACAGGAGATCAGGGCAACGGTTCTTGACTTTGATGAAGTTGTAAAACGTGCCAAGAACATTCTTGACCTAGAAAATCCAGCAGAAGTTAATTACAAACTCAATGCGTTAGCTCTTCAATCTGGTTACAGAGATCAATCAGCAATAGAAAAAATTATTGTTGACCAGCTTGCTTACGAAAATCAAAAAGGGATTTTTGATGCAGAGCAATTAATGAAGATGGATATTAAGCGTGAATATTTGATTCCTGATCTTCTTCCTAGTCCATCTGTTGTCTTGATATATGGAGCTGGAGGTGACGGTAAATCAATGAGTGCTTGGACTCTTGCAAAGCATGTTTCTAGTGGAACTCCTTTTGTGGTTAGAGGCAGTCTTGTACCGATCCAAAAAGGCCCAGTGCTTATCTTGAATGGAGATCAACCGTTAACGCAGTTACGGGAACAGCTTGAAGAAGTTGATTATCCAATCAATACCAATACAAAGATCCTGACTGACTGGCAGCTACAAAGATATGCTCAGTTTGTTCAATTGATGAAAGACTATCAGCCAAAGCTAGTCATCATTGATTCTTTAATTGGTTGCAGTGGTGGTAAAGCTTTTGATGAAAATAAATCTGACTTTGCAACGCCTTTGTATTGGCTAACCAGAAATAATGGCAATCTCTTTCCTAAAACAACAATCCTGATTATCCATCACGCTAATAAGAATGGTGGTTTCAGAGGAACTTCTGCTATTAGAGATGCCGTTGATGAAACATGGGCATTGTCTAAACCTTCAGAAGAAGAAGCTGTAAGAGTTGGGAAATTTAGTCGCTTAATCACAATTGAAAAATCCAGGCAAGGAAGGATGGGTACTCAGCTCCTAATGCAGATGCAAGATGATCTGAGCTTTACAATTGCTGATCACACGCCTGAAGTAGAGTCCGAACCAACACCAACTTCTGTTACTGGCAGAGTTCTTCAAAGACTGAGAGTTGTATATCCACAGACAAGAACTACTAATGAGCTTGTTGACGATCCAGTGCTAGAAGGAAAACCACCTGCAATAAGAAAATCTGTTCAGCGTTTAGCTAAGAGAGGATTGATCGAAGTAGTTTCTAACGATCCAGTGACATATAAAGCTGTCCTCGCACGGGGAGAGGTTCAGGAAAGTGTCCCAAACAGGCAAACTCCAGTGTTGGAACGGGATTAGGTATGGGACACAGGCATGGGACACAGCAAAAGTGTCCCATCGAAACAATGAATGGGACACATTATGAATGTCCCATAGCACTGTCCTATACCTAAAGCTAGTACTGGAACGGGATCTGCCCCATTGGGACACATTTGGATATATCCCCCCGTGCGTGAGTTGACTATATATACTTAATCAAGTATTATCCTATTGTTCTCAACAACAACAAATGTCTGAAGTCTACGAAGTTTACGATTACTCTTGGAACCCTGATGATGAGATGCTTTACATCGAAGCAGAAGTCGCAGATGCCATCATGGTTTGTTCTGCTACTCAGTATGAACCAGACCAGTGGACTCATGGAAGGTGCATGACTTCTCTCTTGTGGCCTGAAGAAGTTTCAGATCCTATAACAAAAGAATCCATACATGAGTATGTCAACAACAACCATGCTATTGAGTGGGAACTAATGATTCCTGACGATTGTTAAGTATTATACTATTATTGTAAAAACTACAATACTAATGAGTGAAAAGAAAAAGGGACATGGAACTCGTAAACATTTCCAAATACTTCTTTCCGAGCATAGAGGTAATCTTTTTATTCAAATGATGAAAGAAAAAGGAATTAAACCTACTAACTGGCTAAGAGAAAAAGTTTATGCTTTCCTTGAGAAAGAAGCACCTCAAGACCTCTACCTGGAAGCTAAACAAAAAGACGAAATTGAATGGCAGAAAGTAGTTCAAAACCGATTAGAAGGTAGAGCTTTATCCAAAATTCTCAAATCAATCAGAAAAAAAGATGCGTTGCCCTAAATGTAATTTTATTCAAAATTCTTCAACATGTAAAATTCTGGAAACAAGAAAAACTTATGAAAAAACAACTACTAAAAGAAGAAGACTTTGCCAATGTGGACATAAGTTTGTGACCATAGAACAAGTTGTTTTACGTTCCAGAAAGCTAACAGATTCCCAGATAGAGGCAGTCCTGAAATATCAGGACGCTTTGTTCTCTAATGAATTAGCAGAGCTTTTAGGCGTTCATGTAGATACCATACGGAAAATCAAACGTGAACAACATGAAAAGGCTCCTTAATGCCATTGGATCGTTATTCGTTTACAAAAGTCCTAAACCGTATGAAGGATTTGCAAGATTCCTAACTGATCTTCCAAGCAGACAGTTAAGATCATTAGCCGATACAAATGCTCATTGCAGCAAAAAAAAATTAGTAAAACTTTATTTGGAACGCAACAATGTCTACACCGAAATTCAAGATTAACGATCAAGTTAACAAGAAAATCAATACAGGAATCTATTTAAAAACAGGTTCCAGCAGAGGAACCATTATTAAAGTCATAGAAAAACATAATAAAAGAGATCGTATCTGTTATTACTACGGTGTTAAATGGCCTGACGGTAGAAGATCAGAACACGCTCAACATATACTCGTACCAGCTCCTTAATCTTTATAAATCAAGTACCTTTCTTAGCCAATTTTTAAATGTAGGTTGTCTAACAGGATTCTCTAAGCAAGCAATTTTTGCTTTACATCTTGCTATTTCTTTTAAACAATTAGCAATAAATTGTGACTGACCAAAGTAACTTCTTTCTATTGCTTCACAATGTTTTATTAACTGTTCTCTAGTAGCCCCTTCTGTAAACCATAAAATTTTCTTTTCTAACTCTAACTCTTGTTCTACTGTTGGAGGTTCCATTAGTTGATCTAACAGAACAAATTGTTCATCTAAGTTCTCCATCTAATTCTTTACCTTTAGCTGCTAATCCAGTGTAGACACCATGTAAAGGATTGTCAGGCAGATGACGACCATCAAGAACGTACCAACGTTCCATATCCATCATTCTTTTTCTATCTTCTTCTAACCACTTTGGATCGTAATTTGTCATTGTAAATTCGTAGTAGATTTTGGATATAACCTTGACTCTAGGAAATCTACAGCCTGATCATCAAGTGTATTTGTAGTCTGTTTTGACGCTGCTTTCAACAGATCAAGTAACATTTTTTTACCTGCTTCGCTACGCAAAAAAGCATAAAGAAGAGGCAAAAAAGGTTTAGTTAATTTTCTCATAAATAGGCCCACTCTTCACAATCCTATATAAAACAGCTACATTTGGCTTGGATCCCCATCCAGCAAAGCCTCCTTCTCTTCATAAGGAGGTTTTGTTTTTTATGCCACTCATTAAGTTAGCAGGATTATGGAATCAAAAACGATTATATGTTTTTGTTCACATTGCCTTGAAAGAAGAAGGCAAATTGAGAGAGCTTACCTATTGAACAACAAAAAAGAACTGGCTAAAGTTAAATAGCAATTTATAAGGAGGCTGCAAGCTTAATTATTAAACAACGCTGTGGGAAGCGGATGTTACAAGACCTCCTGGCTCGTAGAGGACGCTAGGAGGTCTTGCTCTTGGCGTGATAAACCTCTACGTCAGACTCACACTTAGGGCAACTTAAAAAAGTTACATAATCGTAGTCTTCTAAATTCTCACAGTTTGAATCACTGCCCCAGATTAGTTCCGTTCCACAATGCCAACAGTTCATTGCCCCCTCCAATTACGAGGTCTGTTTGAATCAAGTCTAACTAGCTCCTTGTCTATAGCATTAAGTCGGTGAAATATTTCTCTCACATCTCCTTGACGTTTTGAGGATCTATTTCCTAAAACCATCAACAAAGCTGATACCGTGGCCCCGATCAAGGCAGCATAAATTTCAGGCATGTCTATTAACCCAATGACCTTGTTGGATCTTAATCCATTCCTTTTGGGCAGCTATTAAGTCAGGTTTAGAAATGTCTGGATCATTGATTAAACTCCAAATTTCAATACGTTTATTGATGTCTGCCACTGTGAGGCCGTGAGCCTTGGCGATTGTTTCTTTCTGCTCTTGGGAAAGGAACTTCATTACGTTTGAACGATTTACGACTAATGTAGGTATGTTTGCTACTTTTTCTGCATGGACGAAACAAAAACAGACGAACCAAAAAAGAAAAATCCTTTGCAAAAATTAAAAGATGGCTTGGATGATAAAGAAGAGCAAGCCAATGCGATTACTACACTCATAAAAATTATTGTTCTTGGGTGGTCGGGTGCAATATTGACATTAAATTATGTTTCTATCCCAGGAATACCTCAACAGAAAATAGATCCAACATTCATAGCTTCAGTGTTCACAGGGGTTTTGGCCTCCTTTAATATTACCACAACGTCTAAAAAAGGTGATGGAACTTATAAACTTGATAAAGAAAATAAAGACAAAGAAGGATTAAAAGGACTTGATAATGGAGTCCCTTATACCATCATAAAAGTCGAGACTCCTATAAAATTAGTGCCAGATAAGCCACGCATTGATCCTATTTCTGGTAAAGAAGTAGACCCACAAACAGGCAAGCTCACATGAAAAAGTTTCTAATCTTGCTACTTCTAGCAAGTCCAGTGCAAGCAGATATGCGGCACTCAATCACTACATCAGCAAAGATCCAAGTTGACGCTGCTTATAGTTCTGCTGAAAGAATTGGAACGACTTATAGCATTACAGGTAATAACGTGACTCCGAGTACTACGGTTGGAGGTACTACTACCTCTGGGGCTATTGGAGGACTGACTGCTGATTCAGTGACTTCAGGAGTCCCTGCGATTGTAGACACGGATTTTACGATTACCACAGCAGGATCAGCCGTAAGTCTCACAGAAAGCCTGGTAGTTGGTGATGCTATTCAAAGTGCAACTACGGTTACTGGAGGAGTGGTTCCTGCTTTGCCGTCACTGGGAGTAACCGTAACAGGAGCAGGAGGTGTTTCAGGTGGAACGATTACTTCTTTAAGCTCTGGTGTTCATACTTGTGGAGGAACAATGGGAGCTGGATCTAGTTGCACAGCTCAGACCATAGTTGAGTCAGTTGTTGATTAATAATGAAACGCTATCTTCCGCTATTATTGTTATTAAATGCCACTGAGATCCTAGCTGTACCAGTGGTTCCCAACTTTTCTAGCGGAAGCATGTCAGCAGTGACACGTACCACTCAAAATATTACAGAAAATATAGTTTCAACAGACTATAATACTGGTCATTCTCTATCTATAACAGGGACAAATTTAGAAATAGATGGATCAACAATGTTGCCTAATCCTACTGATATTACTCAAACCATAAATGGAACAACTTACACATGGACTGGAGCAGATTTAACAACAATGCCCAACGTGACAATCAAAAATGCAGGGGCAGCATTTCAAATGAACCAATCTTATCAAGGCCCAGGTTTAGCCAACATAACAAACATAACTCGAACCACTCAGGTAGAAAGCGTTACAGAAACTACCTCTACATTCTCTCAATAATATTTGCACTTAACCCTTTAAAAGTATTAGCAAATACCTCCCAAACAGCAGCTCCCGTAGCCAATTCCAGTGGTTCCGTAACGAACATGGCGATTCAATCGCTTCAAGGTAATATGATACAAAATCAGTATGGTAATGGAATAGTTTGTCAAGGGCCAATGTTAACTGCATCTCCATTCTTAACTGATAGCTTCCAACAGCAATTACCACATGAGTATTGGTATCAAGCTCCTGTTTACGATGACGATGGAACTATTATTTACTACCAAGATATTCGTACAGGTCAGAAAGATTCTGCAAGTTTAAATTGGGGATTTTCAATTACATTTAGTCTTCCATTAGATAATTCTTTACAAAGGCGTTGTAAGGAGATGGCTGACACTTGGTTAGCTATAAAAAAACAAGACCTTTCTGACAAGCAATTATCGTGGCATGTGGCTCGTCTAAAAGAATGCGGACAACTAAAACTCTCTGGGATAGAATTTTCAGAGGGTTCCGTCTTCTACTCATTATGTGAAGATGTCCTTGTTAAGCCGAAAATGGGACAAGTACTTCCTCATAGACATAACATCCCACCTATTTCTTCCTCAAAAATAGAGGAGAAATAACTGACGCTCCAACAGAGCAGAGGCTAATTTAATAGCTTGGTAATGGGTCTGGTCTTTTCTCCGCTTCTATTTTACTTTATTTTTTAACGGTGGCAAACCTTTCTTTTCTCTGTAAGCATTTGTAATTTTTTCTGATAAGTTTGGACGCTCCACTTTCTTACCTAGTATCTTTTTCACCTTATTTACTATCTGTTTAATGATAGGTTTGACGGCCTTTAATAGCAGTGGGGTGCTTAATGCAGCAGTGGTAGCCACAAGAGTAATTCCTCCCGTTTTTACTACCTGCGGAACCGTAGGTATCGCATCAATTATCTGTTGTTGAACATTTAATTTTTTATATCTAGTTACACAACGGTTTCCGACCAATTCATACTTGATAATCTGTCTAGTACCTTCTTCTACTTTTGTCCCAACTTCAGGCGCACCATCAGGAGGACAAGCTCCTAATTCTACTTCTGGCACTTCTTGTTCTGGAAGGGTTTCTGGTTGCTCGTATCGTTGAGGTTCTTCTGATTGTGTGTAAATAAATTCGTTAGGAGTAAAATTCATTGCGTCATAAGACGGGTATTGCGCATCACAAATAAAAACATTTCCGTCAGGATCATTGCTTACTAAATTGTCATTTTCTTTTGAGCTTTTTCTGCTTTCTACACAGCCAGGAATCTCGATAACAGGAAATCCTACAGGCAAAACAACAGGAACATTGGGAGTGTTCACAGTTGGAGCGTTAATGATGTAAGTACGAACTGGTTCTATCTTTATCCCTTCATTTTGTATCTTTATTCTATCAACACCTATTCTTAATATCTCTGTCAAAATTTAGGTAAAGACATCCCAGCACTTCCAGCAGCCTTAGGCTTTGCAGTAGGAAGAACAGGGCCAGAAAGTCCAGGCATCTTTAACGACCCAGTGACTTGCTCAATCAATTGCTGCTTTAACTTCTCTTGGTTATCCTCATTAGTAATCCAAAGATAACCAAACACTCCACCACCAGTTATACCCAAGACGAGTAAGAACGAAAGTGCTGAAATAATGTTAAAAACTTTTTGCATGATTAAGCAGCAGCAGGGCCAGCAGTCCAAACTTCAGTAGGAGCTTTTAATGCTGCAACTGAATTTTTAACTGCATCTTCATTAGCAGTGACAGTTTCTGCACCAAGCTTTGCTTTAACGGCTGCAATTAAAGCAGCATCGCCTGTTCCTAAGAAATCAGCATAGTCTTTCATATCTGAATCAGAAGGACGATCCAAAGCAACTTCACTGTAAATAGAGTCGGTGGTATCACCATCAGCACCAGTTACACGATAAGAAACGCTAAGAACGCATTTTTTACCAGCAGTTTCATGCTTGTGAGAGTCAACAGACCAAGTAATAGTTGCAGCCATTAGAACAATGTTTTGATTAAGTTTACTCTGAAACTACTTCACAAGCAGGATCTGGTGCGGAAAGATCCTGTAATGCTTCAATAGCACCTGTGATCTTAAGAATCCTTTGAAGTAATTCTTGTTGGGCCTTTGTTTTTTCGTTGATCTCTTCTTGACCAGCGTTATATTCATCGGCAAGAGTTTTTGCTTCTGCTTGCTTAGTAGCTAGAAGCTCGTCTGGGGTTGGCATAAAGAAACCTAATTACGTTGGAATTGTAGCCCTAAATCTGTATTTGTAAAATGACGGGTTTCTTAACCAGCCGTTAAAAGGAAGGAACAGGCGGAGGAGAATCGTCAATATTGGCTGCTTCAGCTTCAAACTCAGCAACCATAGAACTACCAAGTGATGCCTTCACCCAGTCTACTAAAGGATCTGAAGTCGTTTCATCTTCAGATAACGAAATCGTTCCAAAAACTCCAAGTTTCTTTGAATCACTTAGAACTTTAAATTGAACTTGCTGAACATCAGTCTCAAGTTTTTTTGCTGTCCATGTAAATGCCATTGTTTAAACTCCTATTAAAATACACCAGAAATCAAGAGCATTACTGGCATTATGACTAATCCTCAAAGTATAAGCACTCATAGTGTATGTAACAGATAAACTACCTACCCAAGTTCTCTTATGTTGAGATGAAGGTGTTCCTCCATATCCAAACGCAACCTGTTCAAAACCTTGATGACCAGTACCAGCCCACCCAACTAAGACAAGTCCTCCCCAATGCGACTTAGCAAGATCAGTTGTTGTATTTGCTGCAATATTAAATATTTTATTACTTACAATCCCTCTTCCACCACTTTGTTGAACATTTGCCATTCCTGAACAAGCACTACCACCTTCGCCATCATGTATCCAAATAATTCCTCTATTACATCCATAATGCTTAAGTTGAATACCACCAGTACTACTAATCTGAACTTTTTCCGAACCAACAGTACCTAGATATATACCTGAATCTTCATGGTTATAAATCATTAGATCATTATCAACCTGTGCGATCCTTGCTCCAGCTCCAGATGCTGTACCTGAAGAATTAGTAGTTAAATGAATACCAGCACCACGGTTTCCTGAAGACAATGCTGAATGTATATGTAATGTTTTGTCTATCCCATAAGCATTTGTTGGGGATGATAGACCTAAACCTAAGAGTCCATTAGGTGCTACATAAACAGCAGTAGTGCGACTATTATTACTACCAGTATTTATTCTTAAATTATAACCAGCTATATAAGTACTCCCGTTTGCATCTGCACCAAGACACATTTGAGTTCCAATATCAGACCAACCACCTGAAAGTCTTAATGTATGTGGTGTATCAACTCGATTTGAATATATGCCAAATCTTTCTGTGCCACCAGTTTTTGCAGTAAACTTTATATTGGCATCATTTTGAAATACTAACTGACCTGTGACATTTCCGAGATAAGTGTCGTTTCCATCATGTTCGACTTGAAAATCATCACCATTTCCCATTTTTAGTACTTTGCCATCTTCTAAATGAAGATGTCCAGTGTTATAAGTGTTATTCGCTTTAAAATGTATTTCACTCGCATCTGTATTATTGTACCCAGTTAGATACATTATCCCAGGACTTGTGCTGCTTCCTTGACCCTGTTGAGCAATTTGTATATAGAGTCTGCCACCAGCCATCACAAGTCTTGATGAAGTACTTGTATCAGATTCTGTAATCTGTAATTGTGGTGAATCTGCTTCAATACGAAGTGTTGATCCACCAAAAGTTAATCCTGATTCACCTTGAAGAGCATTAGCTCCAGTTACAGTTGCAATTGTGTTATTTGTACTACCAGAAAGAGAAACACCAGAATTATCATCAGCCCATCCAAGTTGACCATTTCCATCAACTTTCAATAATTGGTTTGCGCTCCCTATGGTATGAGGGAGCTTTAGTTCTAAGTTA